AAATTGAACCTAAAAAGTTTAAGTATCAGCCGCCATTTAACATGGAGAATGATGATGTGTAACTATGATTATGATGCTCCTGACCTGTACAACCAAACTCAAAGAAAGGCTAAAAAAAATCATAACTGTAATGAGTGTGGTCGAGTTATAAACAGTGGTGAAGTTTATCGTAATCACTTTGGCGTCTGGGAAGGAATAGTAAGCACATACAAAACGTGCGCTCATTGTTGTGTAGCTCAAGATTGGTTATTGAAAGAATGTAATAGCTTTATTCATTCTCAATTGTACGACGAGATACTCGAACACGCGCAAGACTATCGAAGAATGTCTCTCTATCGGATGGCTATTGGCATAAAAAGGCAATGGCAAAAATTTCAAAGTAAAGAATTAATGAAAATAAATATTGATTTAGCTTGTAATGGTGGGCACTTTTTATCATAATTGTTCTATTGTGCCGAAAGGTATAACTTCTGTTAAATTCTCGTATCTTCAACCCTTCTATTGTGATTAAGCCAACGTCTCACGTCGGTCAGCAATAGCGGGGTTTTTTTATGCTCATGAGGTTGTATGTTAGAAGAAAAAATAGGTGCTTTTTCTCACTTGCTTACGCCTATTACAACCGCAATCTCAATCGTTTCTGTGATTGTTTATATTACGTTTTATGCTGGCAGTTTAGATAAACGTATCGCTATCTTAGAAGATCAGCAAAGACAATCAAGCGAGCAAATGGAAGTGCTGCGCGACAATCTTAATGCCATAAATAATACACAAGATAATGAACAGAGCCAATTTCATGATGATGTAAATATGCAGCTCGCGCAGATGGGCGACAGAATCGAAAAGATATATTCAATTATTTTAGACGCTCGAAAACACGAAACTATCTAGTAACGGAAATTTCCCAATGCTTTCTCAGAGTGCTTTGAAGCAAATGCTCGCTAATTTGTATAGCGAGGAAGATTATCGCCAATTTGTCTACGATGACAAAACAGGCAAAGCAGTCATAGCGCCAGTAGGAAGGATGACATTCGGAATAGGCTGGAACATCCAAGATGTAGGATGTCCGCGAGAGATTGCAGAATTTGCTGCAATGTATTTTGTAAAACAGGTTGATGCTCAGCTTTCGAAACAGCTCGTTTTTTACGACTTGCTCGATGAAGTCAGAAAATGCGTGTTATGCGATATGGCATTTAACATGGGCGTTGAAGGCTTACTACTTTTTCACAATATGTTATTCGCAATGAAAACTGGCGATTGGCATACGGCATCCGTCTCTATGATTAATAGTAAATGGGCAAAGGATGTTGGGCAACGCGCAACAAAGCTTCGCGCTGCATTGGAGTCTGGAAAATGGGCATAGTTGTTTGGCTTATTGGCATGATCATTTTCTTAACGCTGCCTCAAGTTGGTTTGAGCATTTATTTTATGGATCAAACGGGAAATTTTTATGCCTGTGGTTTTGTGCTAGGCATGATGTTTCAAGCATTCGTTAAGCACTTTTTCCCAGATTAGGGATTAATAATGGATTTAGGCGATTTCGGCAAGACCATTGCAAAATTTGCACCGTTGCTGGGTGCAGTATTGCCAATTCCAGGCGGCGCGGTGATTGGTCAATTGATTGCTCAAGAGTTCGGGGGCGACCCTAGTAATCTTGATGATCTAGCCTCACGCATTGTCACAGACCCTAACGCGCAAGTGAAGCTTGTCGAAATACAGACAAATGCAAAAGTGCAGCTTCAACAGCTTGTGGTTTTAAACGCTCAGAATCAATTGGCAGCGCAAACCGCACAGATCGAAAGCGACAGGCTCGACCGCGCTGATGCACGCAAGAATGGGCAAAATTCTTATATGCCTGCAATCGTGACTTTTATCATTATTGCGGGTTTCTTCGGGTGTTTTTACATGATTCTCAAAAGCCCAGCACAAACAGACCAACAGGTTTTGTTTATGATGCTCGGCACAATTTCAACCGCATTCGGTGGCGCAGTCACATTCTGGCTGGGCAGCTCAGCAGGATCGCGCAGCAAAGATGCTGCGATTCATACCACTCTCACGAACCTAAGTATTAGTAATGGCTAGGCATGGATGAATTAACAGATATTTTTGAACATTCAATTGATAGGGAGTCAAACGTGAATAAAGACGTAATGGGCGAGCGTGGATTGATATCGGCAATTTTTCATCAAGCGGCAAGTGATGCGACGAATCCAGATTTAGGGCGTGATTACTGGACGGCGCGATCGTTTATAAAACGTCAGAATGGAATGTTCCAATATTATTGTGCATTGCTAGATTTTAATGCTGAATGGTTACACGGGAAGCTTTGGAAGTATATTAATCCTCTTCATGAGAAAAATATTATTAGAATAAGAAAAAGGCATGAATCGCATCGTAAAAAAGCAAATGCTGCATTCGAAAAATTGATGAATAAATTATTAGCATTGAATAAACGCCTTAATTTAATAAATATCGAGGTTTTTCACTTTGTTTTCTGTATGACAAAATCAGCAGACAAAGCTTTAAAAACAGAACGAATGAATTTCGATCGAGTTATTAAGGCGACTCAATGAAAGAAATTAAAAATCTCATACTTAGAGCAGAGTTATTAAACTGGCAAGATTTAAAACCCTTTCAGCCAGACAATCTTAAGGTTCTTACTAAGCAAAATTTTGAGCGCATTAAAAATTCACTTATTAAGAATAACTTTATTGCTGGCTTTCACGTTTGGGAGAAAGACGGCGAGTTTTGGATTTTAGATGGTCATCATCGCAAGTATGTTTTGCAAGTATTGAAAGATGAAGGTTATATAATTCCAGACAAATTTATCTGCAATATCGTTGATGTGACTTCAAAGAAACAGGCGATTAAGTTTTTACTGACTTATTCGAGTGAGTACGCTCACCCCGACCCTGATGGGGTAGCCGAATTTATACATAAAAACGAACTTGATTTTGATGAACTCGATTCGTTTCTTGATTTACGCAATACGGACTTATTAACTCTCAAGCAAGATTCAATGGATTTTGACCCTGCGGGGGAAGATGAGCAAGGAAAGCTTGATGAGAAAAACCCTGTAACGTGTCCAAACTGTGATCATGAATTCATCCCTTAAGCTTGATTGGTGCAGCTTCAAAGCGGCCAAGTATGCAGTCTTGAAATGGCACTATAGCCAAGCTATGCCCTCGGGAAAGCTAACAAAGATTGGTGTATGGGAAAACGATAAATTTATTGGGTGCGTCCTTTTCGGACGGGGCGCAAACAATAGTCTAGGCGCGCCCTACGGCTTAAGTCAGATTGAATGCTGCGAACTGGTGCGAATTGCTCTCACAAAGCATGAGGCACCCGTCACGCGTATAGTTTCAATCGCTTTAAAGATGCTTAAGAAATTTTCGCCTGGCATAAAACTCATTGTGTCCTTTGCTGATACTGAACAGGATCACCACGGTGGTATCTATCAGGGAGGCAATTGGATTTACATAGGGCAATCAAACCCAGCGGATGAGTATCTAGTACATGGAAAAAGGATGCACGGACGCTCTATGCGTGCCTCATACGGAACCCATGTAGGCAAAGATTTTATAAAAATCGTTAAGGGAAGTGTCAAGCATCGTTATGTTATGCCGCTTGATCACGATACGAGAGAGAAGGTTCTATCACTATCGAAGTCGTACCCAAAGAAGCGTTCGAAGCAGGAAACAGGGGAGTCCATCCCCATGTCGGAAGTGCAACGCTTACCCGGACGCTCCAATGATTCAACCAGTGAGCAATAATTATGGAAGATGAGAAAAAAGAAAATAAATTAACCAACAAACAAAAGCTTTTTATCGCGGCTTACTTAAATTCATTCAATGCGACACACGCAGCACGCGAGGCTGGCTATAGTGAAAAGACAGCCAGAACGCAGGGTTCGGTGTTATTGACAAACCCTAACATTAAAAAAGCTATTGATTTTGAGCTGAATGATATCTATGACCGTCAGAAAAAAAAGCTAGTACGTGCGTCAGATTTAGCCATTAAAGCATTAGTGACAGCGGTAGAAAAGGGCAAAGGGCAAGTCCAAATCAATGCTGCAAACAGCATTTTAGATCGTGGAGGCCACAAAGCCATTGATCGTTTTCAAGGCGATATGAACTCGAATATCAAAGCGGATGTCAATATCAAAAATGCTGAAAACAACAAACCCTCACTCCTATCAAGCCTTTTTCGCAAGTTTGACAAGGGAAGAGATGATATCGGCAGTGGAGGGGCTGAGCAATGATGAAGCGGGCGAAATATTAGGCGCATGGGAGTTATGGGGCAGACCCGAACAGCTTGCACCTCAATGGAATTGGCGAACATGGTTAATATTGGCAGGTCGCGGTTGGGGTAAAACTCGAACCGGCGCTGAGTGGGTGAGACAGCAAATAAAACAATACCCACTTGTGAATCTCATTGCGGCAACCGCCGATGATGCACGCGACATTATGATTGAAGGGGAGAGTGGCATATTAGCCATTTGTCCTGATGATGAACGACCGGAATATAAGCCCTCGCGCCGATGTTTGATATGGCCGAACGGGGCAAAAAGTTTAATTTTTACTGCGGATGAACCTGAGCGACTTCGCGGTAAGCAACATATGAAGCTTTGGATGGATGAGTTAGCGTCTTGGCGATATGTTGATTCATACGATCAAGCGATGTTCGGTTTGCGATTGGGTGATAATCCTCAAACGATTGTCACCACTACCCCTCGCCCGACAAAGATCATTCGTAATCTTGCAAAAGAAGTCACTACACATGTCACGCGCGGCAGTACCTACGATAATAAATTGAACTTAGCCCCTGCATTTTTGGCCGAGATCATTAAAAAATATGAAGGTACACGTTTAGGCCGACAAGAATTAAACGCTGAAATTTTAGACGACAATCCTCATGCACTTTGGAAGCGTGATCGCATAGACGAACTTCGTGTTGCGACCCATCCTGATTTAAGGCGCGTGGTCATTGGCGTCGATCCGTCTGTGACCTCACTCAATACGTCAGATGAGACAGGCATTATTGCAGCGGGTGTCAGCAAAGATGATCACGGCTACATACTCGATGATCTCTCATTGATTGCATCGCCCGATGGTTGGGCACGTGAGGCGGTTGCAGCTTATCACGAATACGGTGCGGATAGGCTAGTCGCAGAAGTCAATAACGGCGGCGATTTAGTCGAGCTTGTAATAAGAACGATTGATCCAAAGATTTCATATAAAAAAGTACACGCGTCGCGCGGTAAAGCAAAACGCGCTGAACCCATCGCGGCTTTATACGAACAAGGCAAAGTGCATCACGTTGGGAGCTTCCCAAAGCTTGAAGATCAGATGTGTGCGTATGACCCAGAAGATGAAAATGGCGATTCGCCCGACAGAATGGACGCGCTCGTTTGGGCGCTAACAGAATTGATGCTTAAACCTAAACGAGAATTTCTAATTTCATGAAAATGTTTAATTGGATCAAACGTAAAACAGCATCACCTATGTCGAGCGCTACATTGCTCGATTTTTTTAAATTGGGTGGACGTGCGCGTTGGTTCGGTCATACCTATTGGAATTTTGCGACAGAGGCGTATGCAAAGAATATTATCGCCTATCATTGCATTAAACGTATTTCTGAATCGTGTGCTGATATCCCTATCAAGATTATGGTTAATGGGAAAGTTGTCGATAATCACCCATTAATGATATTGCTAAAACGCCCTAACCCGACTCAGGGTTGGAAAACGTTTCTGCGTGAAGCAATTACGCATCGATTGATTTCGGGCAATAGCTACATACACGGCAATATCGTATCGACTGGCCGCATTATGGAGTTGAAAAACTTACGACCAGATCGAGTGACTATTCTCTATACGGCTTATTATGAGCCATACGAATATCTCTATACATACTATGGAAGAGTTTGGCATTTCCCTATAGAGCCGATTACGCAGCATTCAGAAGTATGTCACATAAAAGAGCCTAACCCGCTCAATGATCTATACGGTATGTCGCCCATTGCTGCGGCTGCGATGAGTATAGATCAACATAATGAAAGCAGTGAGTGGAACAAAAAGCTTTTAGAAAATTCAGCGAGACCGCCTGGCATCATTACGATTCGCGATAAGACTGAAACCGCACCGTCAATGGATGCTGAGCAATTAGCATTATTGCGTGAAGAGCTTAACGATAAAATCGTAGGCTCTAAAAATGCGGGCAAGATTCCCATTTTGAATTTCGATATGCAATGGCAATCGCTAGGCATGTCTCCGACAGATATGGATTGGATCAACGGTAAAGATACGTCAGCGCGAGATATATGTTACGCGTTTGGATATCCACCCCATCTTTTAGGGCTACCCGACAATTCAACCTATAACAATATGTCAGAGGCAAAGCTTGCGCTCTATGAAGAAACGATCATTCCTCTATTGCAAAACTATCTTGAGGAGTTGTCTTACTTCATTAACTACCACCAATTCGAAATGACTGGTGTGAGGCGCAACCCACAAGAAATAGAAATTATCGCAGACTTGGATCACGTATCAGCATTGATCCCACGTCGCGAATCAGCACGTGCTACAGCACGCGCAGACTTAACAGCAGGATTAGTCACACTGAATGAGGCGAGAGCAGAAAGTAATTATCCACCCGTAACAGGCGGTGATGAAATCATGGTGCCCGTCGGAAGATTGCCCCTTAACTTTGATGCTACAGGTTCGATGGATAAATCGACTTATAAAATATGGTTAATTAAGCAAGGCTTCGATGAAGGGTTTGCCAAGAAAATGGCAAATTTAGCTTATGATGAACTTTCTAGCTAATACCTTTTTCTTCGTCATTATCACAGTCGTTTTTTATTGGGTTTGTGAATTTAAACAAAACGAAAGATATCGAGACGATGAAAGATTTTCAGAAAAATGTCCAACTCATTCTCGAAGCGACTCAGCAGGACAATTTTATGCGTGCCCTTTATGCGGCTGTACATGCAAGAAATGCAGATGCTATCAATAAGCTTTTATTGGCAGACGATTATGCAAAGAAAAATAGAACTACCTCAAGAATTATTTGATTTAGTTTGTAAGCATTTTAATGGCGATCAGCAAAGAACTTGGGCTTGGTTTCAAGCGCCTAATCCAAGTTTATCGCATCAATCGCCCTTTAAAATGATTAAAGACAAAAAAATAAAAAAAGTAATTCAATTCGCATTAAAACAGATGAGTTTATTTTAATTAAGAGAATCCGAATGCCATGCCAAGGATGCAAAGAGAAAAACACCTCGCGGTCTGGTTGCGGATGCTCGCAGAAGGGGAAGCACGGCTCGCCCGTGACTCGAAAAGATTGCTTAAAGCGCAAGGAAGTAGCGCAGCAAATGCTTATAAGGCATCTCCGAGCATACCGGCTGTTAATGAAGTAATAAAAAAAGGCGAAGGTAACTGGCAAAAAGTATTGATGGCGCATTATGCAGTCACAATAAAACATCTTTCAGATTATACGAAAGAGCAATTGCTAGGTAAAAAATCAAAAGCAAATTTTGCAACACGCATACAAGATTTTATCAGCAAGCAAGGGTTGAATAAATCAAAACTCATTACTGAAACCACAATAGAAAAAGCCAGAAAGATTATTAATGACGGTCAAAGCGATGGCGATAGTGAACAAGAAATTGCAGACGCTCTTGAACTCGGAATTGGTGGAAGTGTCGCGGATTCTCGCGCCAGCACCATTGCGAGAACGGAAACCCATAACGCCGCCACTTTTGCAATGCAAGAAACGTCAGAAGAAATACAAGATCAAAACAGCTTCCAAATGACCCGTGAATGGGTCGCGGTCGAAGATGATCGCACACGCGAAGCGCACGCAGTAGCAGACGGACAAGAAGTCGGGATGGATGAGCCTTTTGATGTTGATGGCGAAGAGTTAGATCGCCCAGGCGATGAAAGTGGCTCACCCGAAAATGTAATCAATTGTCGATGCACCGTGATCTATCACATACAAGACAGCCAAGGCAACGAAACAGAGTCAGAGGGTGATTCCTCGGATGATATCGGAGCAGGAGGATTCATAGGTGAATAACAGAAAAAGAATTGTTAGCCCATTGCTCATAAAAGCAGTTGACGATGAGAAAGGTACATTCACAGGTTACGGCGCAGTGTTTGGCAATCGTGATAGTTATGGCGATGTAATTGTGAAAGGCGCGTTTCAAAACTCACTCGCAACAATGAAGCCTCAAGATGTGAAATTGCTTTGGCAACATAACACCATGATGCCGATGGGTGTCTACGACGATATTTATGAAGATGACAATGGCTTATGCGTTAAAGGGCGATTACTCATTGATGACGTTGAAAAAGCCCGTGAGTGTTATGCACTTTTAAAAGCTGGCGCAATCACTGGTTTAAGCATTGGATATTCAGTCAATCAGAACGGCTCAAAATTGGGCGCTGATGGTAATAATTATCTGAGCGATTTAAAACTTTGGGAAATTTCAGTCGTTACATTCCCCGCTAATCCAGAGGCAAATGTGGATTCAGTAAAAAATATGTCAATTAAAGATTTTGAGAGATTCCTGAGAGAGTCAGGATTCTCTAAAAGCGAAGCGGTTGAAATCGCTTCACACGGTTTTAAATTTCGCAACCAGCGTGAGGCTGACGACGAGATTGATAACACCGAGTTATTAAAAGCACTCGATACACTCAATCAATCTATTAAGGAGTTTTAATCATGACTAAAGAAGTAATAGACAAGGTCAATGAAATACATACCAATTATGAAGAGCTGAAAAAAGAGCTTAAAGCGTCGCACGAACAAATGGCAAGCAAGAGTCATGTTGATGCAATGCTGAAAGAAAAATTAGATCGCATTAATGATGCAATCACTATCGCTGAGGATGCAAAAGATGCAGCCGAAAAAGCACAAGCGATGGCAAAAGCAATGCGTGTTGCTGCTAACGACCATGATGAGCTAGTTAAGGCCGGATTACGTCCTGCAACTAACCCTGAACTTCGTAAGGCAGTATCAACATTCATTCGAAAGGGTGAGGAAGGTTGTTCGCAAAAAGAACTTGAGTTGATTAGAGAGCATACTAAAAGCTTATCATCCGGTTCTGATCCAGCGGGCGGTTATGCTGTGATTCCTGAAATGGATAATCAGATTACTCGCATTCTTTATGAAACATCCCCTATGCGCCAAATTGCAGAAGTCAAACAAATCTCAACGGATCAATTCGAGAGATTGCAACGCGTTGATCTTGCAGCAAGCGGTTGGGCTGATAGAGATGCAAGCGATTCAACAGCGCCTAGCACGACTCCTACCTATAAAAAGGTATCTATCAAAGCGTTTAAGCAATGGGCTGAACCAGCTATTTCTCAAGACTTAATTGATGATGCTTTCTTGGATGTTGAAGCTGAATTGACGCTCGCTTTAGCTACCCAAATGGAACTGACAGAAAATACCGCTTTCATGAGTGGTAATGGTGTCGGTCAACCTATGGGTTTATTGAGCTATCCAGCAGGGTCATGGACCG